ATATCCGATTTGGAACGGTTATTTGATACCTGAAGATTTCGGCAGAACCGTGTTCCTCACCCGCGAGGAAGCCGCACTACGGAGGGAGCAGGATGGAGAATAAAACTATACCGCCGATGTATCCCGCTGAATTTGTCGAACGGGAATTAGGGATTAGAACTGACTGCTATAACCACAGCTGCCCATTCAGGGTGAATGATACCAGCAACGCCAACCGTTGCGAGTGTACGGCCTGCCCGAATCGGTGTACGGGCGATTTCTCCATTGCGTGGAACCGGACGCTGACAGATGAAGAGTTGGAAATCATTCAACGGATTGTGGACGATCACGAACGGAGGTGGAGCGAATGAAGGAGTACATCGAGAGGGCGCTTGCCGTGCAGGAACTTGAAGTTTTGCGGCAGGAATATGAGATGCATGATGATTGCGATGAGCTGGTTGCCAGAAGGTGTCGGGACGCGCTATCTGCTGTTCCCGCCGCCGACGTTGCGGAGGTGAGGCACGGGAAATGGGTTGAATATCCTCGTGCCCACTATTTTAAATGCAGTGAGTGTAAGTACACAGTCCCATACCGGAAAGCGATTTTTGTAAATGGGAATAGAGAATATGATTACTGCCCTTCCTGCGGGGCTCGCATGGACAAGGAGGACGAGCATGAAGTTTCGGAGTAAGACGGGCGAAGTCGCACTTACCATTGAACAGGCATTAGCGCAGTTTTGCGATAGCAAAGAAGATTGCGACTATTGCGAGCTTCGGGAACCCGTGCAGCAATACGCAGGGACAAAGAGGCCGTGTCATGAATACGTAAGAGCCAACCCTTACGAAGCCGCCCGCCTGATGGGCTATGAGGTGGTGGAGGATGATTGTGACCAGTCGCAAATAAGTTGCAATCAGGTTGCAAATAAGTCGCAAAAGGAGGAGGCCAACATGGACAAGCCGAGAATTTGCGAGGTGCTTGGGGTTGAACCAGAAGAAAAGTTTGAAATTAGAGGAAACACGTTAGGGCGATTTCGTATCAATAAATATGGGACATTCCAGATTGAAATATCAAATGACTGCTGGGGAGTCTCCACTGTGGAATGTCTTAACAATCTCATAAATCATCCAGAAAACATCGCCCGCAAGCCACGCTGGACGGAGCAGGAGGTGGAGAGGGCAAAGGCGATCAAAGTTTTGCTCCCGGAGATCAATGCAATAAAATACGATGGTGCATGGACGCAGTGCCTGGAAATTGTAGACGGCACATATTTTCAGAGAGAAGTAATCACCAGACATCTGTTCCCGTCTGTTGAAAAGGGTCAGGTATATACCCTTGACGAGATCATCGGAGGTGCCCAATGAGAGAAATCCTTTTCAAAGCCAAGCGGCTGGATAATGGTGCGTGGGTGGAAGGAAGTCTGATTACATACAAGGACGGCACAGCATTTATCTGTTGCGAGGACTATATTCCAGATGTCCTAAACAAGTACGAGGTCGACCCCTCCACGGTCTGCCAGTACACCGGTCTGACCGACAAGAACGGGAAGAAGATTTTTGATGGGGATGTTGTAAGACGAGAAACCGATTACTACGGAAAGCATAAAGTTTATGACGAACCAGTTGTATGGGAAGATGACATAGAAAAGGGTTTTTTGGGAGAACCGTACACAAGCGGATATTGCATTCACGGCGGTAATTGGGAAGTCATCGGTTCCATCCACGACGGGGAGGGGGGCAATCATGCTTAAGCTAAAGAACTGCCCGCATTGCGGCGGAGAAGTAATGCTCTGTAGACTGAATACTATGGTTTCTGTTGCAGAGTTTTCTATCGTATGCACAGAGTGCGGACTAGAAACGCGCATTTATGCAAACCCGATGGCGAATTGCTGCTTTGATATGGGCGAAGCGGTCAGGAGCATCACCGAAAAATGGAACAGGCGAGACGGGGAGGGCGGACAGCATGAGGAGGTCGCCAGGGGTGCGGATGAAGTGCAATAAAGACTGCATAGCCAATGTATGCGGAGAATGTGCCGTCGAGAAATGCGAAGGACAGATTCAAAGGCTGGGTATGCGGAATAACAATGCGGAAACAGCGGCTTGGACTTATAAGATTGCCGTAGATTCATTCAAAGACTATTTTGGAAAGAAGGATGCCGACCAATGAACGCCATCGAGAACCAAGTCCGGGAACTGGTAGCCGTAGAGCTTTCCGCCGCAAATGAACGGTTTCCGCAGTTTCATTCCTGCCACGAAGGATACGCTGTGATATTGGAAGAACTGGAAGAGGCTAAAGCAGAACTGGAGGTAGCCGAGGCACAGACTAACAATCTGTGGGAGCACATAAAGAGTAATTATGACGGGGCAGGATGTGCAGAAACGGTAATGAAGTTCGCTATCAACGCCGCCTGCGAAGCCATCCAGGTAGCGGCCATGTGTCAGAAATTTTTGGAGATGGAAAATCGTGCGTAGATATCCTTTCCCCGGAGATATGTATTCTGATGCGCAATGGGAGTGGATATCGCTCAAACGCGCAGAGGGGTACTCCATGCGGCAGCTATCAACTTTCTTGGGGCTTAACACAGATGCGATTTTAACGGCGTTGCGGGTTCGAGGATTAGCACCGCAGGAAAGACCGACGGAGCCGCTTAACAGAGACGAGTTTAACGCATTGGCGGAGGTGGATGATGCCAGATAATATTACAGCAGCTAGAATTTGCCCTAATTGCGGCAAAGAGGGAGTTGTTTATGGAAGTCATACGGTTATGGGAGGTAGGATAGAACGTCACAGGAAATGTCAATTTTGTGGAGAACGATGGGCCACAATTGAGAAGTATTACCGGCCAATCAAAAAAATCATGGACTAGAGGTTGACAAATAAGATATCGAGATATATGATTTAATGGGAATTTATAAATAAAATGTTAAAACAATAATCTGATAAAACAAAGATTTTCTAAGGAAGAAGCTCTCTATCTGACCAGCGACTATATGAAGGCGGTGTTTGGAAAGTGATGAAGATTATGAAAGAGCTTTGGGATAAAAACCAGGATAAGCTCAGAACAGAACTGTCCTCAAGAGATGATCTGAATGAATGTAGCTATGTAGACCTTGTAAAGATTGCTTTTGATAAGATTTATAATGATGATAGCCGACTCGACAATGAGAATCTTTTTATAGACAGAGTTCACGAAATTGATGATGGCGACTATCAAGGGACTTTGATTTATCTGATTCCATTCAATTCCTACCAGCCGGACCCGGAAGACTATCGCATGACTTTTGCGTGGTATGGGTCCTGTTCTGGATGTGATGCCTTGCAATCCGCGCAATCATGGGGAGACGGAAAACTAACGGAGCAACAGGTAAAAGACTTTATGTCCATCTGCAAAGACTTGATCTGCAACGCTATCAAACCTTACAACTATGGATGGAGACATGATGATAGATTTGATGTCGTGGAGGAGGGTGACAACTCTGAGCAAGAATGATGCGACTATGGAGCAGGGGAAAGAACTTGTGAAACGCAAGATGAAGCCAAGAGGCGGGAACTCCCCTGTGATTGGGGATAATGGTGTACATACCAAACCAGGTGACAACTCTAAGATTGCTGGGTTCCTTATGGAAGTTGGAAAGTGGGGGCCTGTTGACAAATCCGATGTTCAGGCTATGGAAAAGCGATTCTGGAACTATGTTGCTCTTTGCTTTGAGAGAGATGTTCGTGTCACCAATCAGGTAGCTTACTTTGCCATAGGAATTACAAAGGATGACGTTTATAATTGGGAAAATGGGCTTACACGCAGCTCTGAACATCGCGACTTCATTAAAAAAGTTAAAACTTTTTGCGGTTCTTATCGCGAAATGTTGGGGGCTGATGGCAAGCTCAACCCGGTCACTTTGGTCTGGTGGCAAAAGAACTATGATGGCCTTGTGGACAAGTCCGAAGTGGTGCTTACTCCCAACAACCCGTTAGGGACTATCACCGACCAAAAGCAGCTTGAGGAACGGATCGCCGGGTCTGTGGTGGTGGAGGAGTAACGACTATGGAAACGACTATCGACTATGCCAGCGACTATGGTGGAGAGGCCAGCGACTATCAAACGACTATGGAGGGAAAGCGAGAGACGGAAAACGACTATCGATTCTGTCCCTTGAAGCTCCACGCGCTACTATCAACTCCTGAAGCGGTTTTAGGAACATCAGACTACAGAGGCGGAGTGGAGTGCAGAAAAAATATATGCGCCTGGTGGGATGTCGACAAGTCCCGTTGCGCCGTGCTATCTCTGGCCCGCAACAAATAACAATACCCCGGCTTGCTCCTGGTGGAGTGGGCCGGGGTTGCTTTATGCCTTGCGTGGCGCCCCTGTGGGCCGCTGTGCGACGTTTTAGTGGCCGGGAGTATAGAGGAGATACTGCCAGACGATAAAACCGCTCTACGGACTTGTAAATGGCCTTTACGGCGGATTTGCTTTTGGGGCTTGTCCGCCCTGCTGGACGTGGACGCAAAAATGTCGCTTGCAGGCCGTAGGACGGCGCACAAGCGGCGGATCATGGGCGGGGAGTATAGTAGGGACATAGCCGCCCACCGTTGGACGGCATGGAGGGCAAAAGAAAGCCCGCCCTAGGAAGCTCCAGGGCGGGCGGTGGGATTATGCTAATATCTCAATTACAATCGGGTCATGTATGACGATCTCCCCGGCGTCCTCGCCGTAGTCCCACGCGTTGCCAGCAATGACGGCCACATAATCGCCATAATAGTAGCCGTGGCGCTGCGCCGCGTCGATGGAGTCCCAACGCATAGCAGACACGCCGGGCAGCTCCTCGCCGGTATCGTCTCCGTTGTCCCAGACGTGGGAGCGGTGGGACATAGAGCCGGGAGAAAACGGGACGTCCTGGACGCGGGCGCCAACGGCCTCATAGTCATATAACGCGCTGGAGGCTATATCCTCAACGCGCCGGATCATATCGGGGGCTAGTCTCATGTATAACACCTCTTGTTGATTGTATCGCGCCCATGCAGACCCGTCAAGATTTCTTTGCGAGCTCCCATATCACCATGAGCGGGAGAAGGATAATAAACAGGATAATCAAGCGGGGGTCACCTCCATTCTCCAGCGGGCGGGTCATGCCCGGTAAATAATCAAAAAGTCGTTGTAGTGGTTGTGATTGAGTTTTACGGGGTAGGCGGACCAAACTTCCGACCGCTTGCCAGTCATCCCGTAAAAACCGCGCACATGGTCAAGCTGTGCCGGGGTCAGGCTGTCAGCCCATGCGGAGCCGATAAAGCCAACGGCCAAATATTCCGATGTCAGGTCTGCGATGGTAAATCGCCCTGCAATATCGGTTGTCATTTCTTACGCCTCCTTCATCCAGCTAATGCGGTAAGGGTCCTCGTATCGTCTGCAATCCCGCGCCCATAATTTTTCTTTGTCTAATAGGTGGTTTGCCGTGATGTAATAGGGCTTTCCGGTTTCCTCGTCCTTGTAATATAGCTTGTATTCGCTGGCGGCCTTGTCAAATACAATGCTTACAAGTTTCATTGTGCGGACCTCCATTCAGTAAAGTTCGGCGCTCTGCTTGCTATATTCGCGCCGTGCGGCCATGTATGCGTCCCGCTGTACGTCGCTAAAGTTGCAGGCGGCGAAAAGCGCGTTTATATCGTCGATATCGGACACGCTGGAGCAGTTACCGAAACAAGAGCACACGTCAAAATCAGCTTGCCAGTTTATACCGTATTCGTGATTAAACATCTCGCGGAGAAATGCGTTTTTCCAGTATTCCGCGTTGTCGCTTTCGGGTTCTGCCTTTTCAAGCATGGCAAGCAATTCTTCTCCGCTATTCACAAAATCAGCGTCTTTTTTGTCGTAGAACGCAAGGAAAACGGGGCTAAAAATCATTTTTTCGGTTTTCCTTCTCAGTTTTTCCCGCTCCTTATCGGGGCCACAGAAAAACATGGAAATATGATCCCGGCGCAGTCCGTAGTAATTGCGAATGTAGTATTCTTTCGCTTGCTTGTCCTGGTAGTCACTTACGGTTTCCATTTCGTCGGCTGTAAATAGTTTCCGGCTGAGGCTGCTAAGGTAAAATTCCTGGAGTTCGTCGCGGCTCTTGTCCTTATGGTGCAACTCATAATCATTTGCATATTTGATGTGGTGGCCGTCTGCGAACACAAGCACGGAATATCCGAAATAGCCGCCAAAGTCCACAAAATAGACTTGATGCCCCTTGACGGAGGCGGTCTCAATAGCCATTGCTGCGGCTTGCTCCTCTGTCAACGCTTCAATATCGCGGATCGTGTATTCTTTCGTTGCAGTGTTTTTCATTTATGTTTTCCTCCTTGTCATGGAGGGCGGCCCGTGGTATAATGGGCGTGCCCTGGTTCTGTGGTAGGTTCTGGGGTTCTTTTGCCCTGGTCACTATTGCGAGTAGTGGCCGGGGCTTTTATTTGTCAATGATGTAGTACGGAGTTACTTTCCCGTCGGTTGCTTTGGCCGTATTCTTAGCGGCCTCCTCTGTGGCGTACCATCCAATGGTAACGCCGTCTTTTTGCACTGCGTATATATCGGGCTGCATTCTTTTTCCTCCCGGCCTGTGGCCTGTATTGTTTGGGTTCTGATGCCAGTATAATTCAACGTTTGTTATATGTCAAGATTAATTTTATAATTTTGTTATATTTTTTTCTACATTAAATGCACTAATTGTTGCAACAAATATTCTTTTTGTTCAATTTTGCTTTGCGGTACTTCTTAATATCATATATAAGGGGCATCGCTAACCGGACACCCCCGGGGGATAGGCCGGAGCCGTCGTCCCCCTACCTCAGCCACTCTACCACCGAAAATAACAAAAAGCCCTTGACAATTCAACAAACGTTGATTATAATGTAATTGTAAGATAAAATTCAACGGGGGTTATAATATGGGATGGAAAACACTTGGGCTAAAGGAAGCAATAAAAGAAATGTTGCATGACAGCGGGATGACGCAGAAGGGCGTGTGTGAAGCTGCTGGGTATAAGTCTGTTGGGAGTGTTGCACAGCCATTAGCGAGAGGTGACATTAAGATTTCGACATTGTTAAGATTGGCTGATGCAGCTGGATTTGACATTGTGCTTGTACAGAGGAGCAATTTAGAAGGGTATAGTCCAATTAAAATTAAGCCGAACGATAAAAAAGAAGAATCCTAAAAATCCGCGCAAAACAAAAAAGGAGATGATGCTCCTTGGAAGTAAGGAAGGATTTAACAGGGCAACGGTTTGGCCGATTGGTCGCTATCCGACCCGTCAGAAAGCGGGCGAATGATGACCGGCATACAATGTGGTTCTGCAAGTGCGATTGTGGTAGTGTAGCGGTTATTTCTACAAATAATTTAATACAGCAGACGGTTTCCTGCGGATGTGTGTCAAGAGGGCCAAAGATAGATGATACGGTTAGGGCGGTTTGTCCTGGATGTGGGGAAAAGTTTGATATTGAATTGAACGGACAAAAAACTCCACAATTCTGTCCCGATTGCTCAAGAATATATACAGGTAATAGCTGGAAGGTATGTCCTGTTTGCAGAAAACTATTCAAATCGTTTCCGAGCGCAAAAAAGACGACGTGTTCGGAAGACTGCAGCAAAAAATGGGGGAATTATATAAGAACCGGGAGAAGGTTCAAGTGGAGTGAAAAATCAAAGAAAGCGGCGCGAGAAAGCGGGCTTTGGGACGATATGGACGAGGCTGCGGCGCGGGCGAGGGCACGGAAAGTTGGAGACCCCAGGTTTGAGCGGACAGAAGAAAACATAACATCAAAAATATGGGTTCTTGTAGATCCATCTGGGAATGAACATATAGTTCGGAATTTGAAGCTATGGGCAAGCGAAAATTATGAAAAGTTTGGGAAGGATGACTCTGAAAGGTCTATCAAACAAATAGCGCAAGGGTTTTATATGATTGCATTATCGTTAAGAGGGAAGAAAGCACCTCCAAGACTAACATACTTTGGTTGGACATTGAAGGATTTGCCAAGAGAACTGGAGGATGATAAAGATGGACTGGATCAAATGCACTGATAGGATGCCGCCGGATATGAAAATAGTTCGCGTCAAAATAAACAACATATTCGGGTTGCCCTATGAAAAAGAGGCTCGATGGAATAGTAGAAATCAATGCTTTGAATGTTTTGCGCTACGAACGTGGGAACCCGTTTATGGAGAAGTGATTTGCTGGATGCTCATGCCAGAACCGGCGGAGGATTGATGATATGCACAAACTGACGAACAAGCAGTACGAGGAATACATGAAGATGATCCGGGATAAGGAAGAAGGGCGACTGCTCACCCCGGATGGCTTACGGATGATATGTTCGGCAAACAAGTATGACCAGGAGAAGATAGGGCTTCACATGCTGGCGGTGTTGGCGAATTGGAATAAGGTGGATGTATAGGAGGTAAAATGAGAGAAGTTGCAGGGGAATATAATACCGCTAAGATTTTTACAGATGTTGTTGACGATGCTTCCATTGCACAGGTTAAGGAATTGTGCGATCAAGAGTTTTGCACTGGAAGTAGAATTAGACTGATGCCTGATATTCATGCTGGAGCTGGATGTACTGTTGGGACTACAATGACAATCAAGGATAAGGTTGTGCCAAACCTTGTCGGGGTTGACATTGGCTGCGGAATGGAAACCGCTAAAATCAAAGAATCCAATCTTGATATGGAACGGCTTGACAATGTTATTCGAGAGAAAATACCGGCAGGGTTTGAAATAAGGTACAATGCACACAGGTATTTTGACCGAGTAGATTTATCGGCTTTGCGCTGTGCGGATAAAGTTGACTTAGAAAGAGCGAAAAAAAGCGTCGGGACATTGGGCGGCGGCAACCACTTCATCGAAGTTGACCGGGATGAACAAGGGCGACTCTACATCGTAGTTCATTCTGGCAGTAGGCACTTGGGATTGGAAGTTGCAAAGTATTATCAAGAGGCTGGATACAAAAAATTATCCGACAAAAACGATGGCCTTGAAAAACTAATAGAAGAATTAAAAGCTGCTGGTAGACAGAGCGAAATCCAACAGGAAATCAAAAGATACAAGTCTGAATATAAATGCGATATTCCTAAGACGCTTGCCTATGTTGACGGGGCTTTATTTGATGACTACATTCACGACATGAAAATAGTCCAAAGGTTTGCTGAAATTAACAGGCAGGCTATGATAGACGGGATCGTGTCTGGAATGGGAGTTCATGTTGAAGATCAGTTTACGACAATTCACAATTACATTGACACTGACAGCATGATACTTCGTAAGGGTGCTGTATCTGCCAAAAGCGGTGAGGTTTTGCTTATACCTATTAACATGAGGGACGGAAGCATTATCGGAATTGGCAAAGGAGATGAAGATTGGAATTGTTCCGCTCCGCATGGTGCTGGACGCTTAATGAGCCGGGCGAAGGCTAAAGAGAGGTTTACCGTTGCAGAATTTGAGAAGCAGATGAGTGGAATTTATACCACATCAGTCAATCAGGAAACGCTTGATGAATGCCCGATGGCTTACAAGAGTATGGAAGCAATCACGGAGAATATAGAGCCAACAGTTAAAATTTTGAAAATCATCAAGCCAGTATATAATTTTAAGGCTGGTGGAGATTAAATATTGCACCCCGCCACAGGGCGGGCGTATATAGTGCCAAGTGCCTCTCCAAATGGAGCGAACAGTGCCAAGTGCCTTTTATCTTAAGGGATAGGAGGCACTTTTTTCATGGAAATTCGGGGGTTGGTAGAGAGGGCATTTCAGAGGGATTTGTCCGACCCGTCTGCGCTATTTGATGCATTTGATTCGATCAGATTGTTGGAGCCAGAGGATTTTAAGCTGGCTCATGAGAAAAACAAAGAGGTACGTCGGCTGTCTGCAAAATTCGCCGCAGAACAAAAAAGCCTCCGTATGTTCGAGTTGAACAAGCGGAGTCTGCTGTTTGATGCGCCGTATGATTTTGATGCGGCGATAAGATATGCTGAGTGGGATAGAGAACCGAAGAAAAAGTTCTATATGCCACGCAGAAAGCAGTTGCTTCCGGTTGTTCAAGCTATGCAGCGGCTATCTGAACGGAAGATACGCATTTTGGGTGTTATGGCTCCCCCAGGCGTCGGGAAGACCACCATTGAATTGATGTTCATGGTGATGGAGGGGTTAAAGAATCCAGATTTAAGCATTCTGATGGGTTCGCACTCAAACTCATTCCTACGTGGGGCTTATGAAGAAGTTGGGCGGATGTTAGACCTCAAAGGGGAGTATTTGTGGAAAGATATTTTTCCATCTGTTCAAGTTTGCAAAACAAACGCCCAAGACATGCGAATTGATCTTGGAAAACGAAAGCGGTTTGAGACCTTTGAGTTTTCGTCTATAGGCTCTGGTAACGCGGGCAAAGTACGTGCCTCGAATCTTCTGGTAGCAGATGACCTTGTACCTGATATCGAGTCCGCAATGAGCAAAGAGCGCATGGACAAGCTCTGGCAGCAGTATTATACAGACCTCATGCAGCGTATGATCGGAGATTGTGTCCAGCTTCTTGTCCAAACACCTTGGACGTTGCATGACCCCATTGACCGACTTGAACTAGCCCATGCAGAAGACCCGCTGGCAGAGTTTATCCACCTACCCGCTTTGGATGAAAATGATGAGAGTAATTTTGATTATCCGTATGGGCTTGGGTTTACCACGGCATTCTATCACAATCAAAGAGATGTTATGGACGATGCTTCCTGGAGGGCACTATACATGACTCAGCCCATTGAGCGTGAAGGACAGCTCTACAATGAGGATGAGCTGCGCAGGTATTTTGAACTTCCTGACGGTAAGCCCGATGCCATCCTGTTTGTATGCGATACGAAGGACAAAGGCACTGATTACTGCGTCATGCCGATTTGTTACCAGTACGGAAATGACTTTTATTGTGAAGACGTAGTATGCGACAACAGCAATCCAGAGGTTGTAGAGGCGCGGCTGGTGTCAAAGCTCGTTCAGCACAAGGCTCAGATGGGCCAGTTTGAAAGCAATAGTGCTGGCGGTAAAGTGGCAGAAAAAGTTCAAAAAGAAGTGAAAGAAGCTGGGGGAATTGCAAAAATAACAACAAAATATACTACATCGAACAAAGAGACGCGGATCATAGTCAATAGTCCATTCATCAAAGACCGTGTTTTGTTTAAGGATAACTCTGTTATCAAAAAAGATAAAGAATACAGACGAATGTTGAATTTCCTTTGTGGGTACACGATGGTCGGTAAGAATCGAAATGATGATGTCCCAGATGCGTGGAGCCTATTTGCCGAATATGTCCAACAACTTGAGGGAAACAAGGTTGAAGTATTTAAGCGACCATTTTAAAATCTCGAATAAGCCATTAGACACATATAGATATATAGGTTGTTATCTTAACAACGATTGATGTATAATATATTTGGGTAAACATAATTATCCAATTTTCCTCCCCTTTCGGGCTGTGACCAACCACGGCCCAAAGGATAACCCACTCCCCCGGCAGGGTATCTAGTGAGCAGATATTAAACGGAAAGGAGAGCCTCTCTTGTACGTTTCCTGCCGGGGGACTCCCTTCACGTTAACCTGCTCCAGAGTTTCGCAATCGAAGCCGACATGCGGAGAAGATAACGATATACCCCTCCAATGCGTTGACGCCTACGTCCCTACGCGGGTATTAGTATTGGCGGGGACATATGCCGCAGCACGATGCAGCCCACAATCAGGGCCGGAGGGTCGCGCCCTCCATGCGGCAGAGCCGACAGTCATAGTGTCGGGTAAAAAAGCGGTGGCAGCTATGACCTGTCCCGGCGCTATCCCGCTGAAAACTACCTGTACCGGATCGGGTAAAGTACCATATGGCATATCCATATGACGCAGGTGTGACAATCTAAGCGGGAAGCGCACATACGCCGCCTCGCAGTTGCGAGAGACGGGAGCGGTGCCAAAGACCGAAAGGAGTCGTCCATTGAATGAAGATTGACGTTTATTGTCCTGTTTGCGCTGCCGCCGGTATCAATCATGGAAAAGGGCGGCTTTTGATGCAGGTGGATAGCAAGGCAGTGGGTGTTGTTTACCCATACTGTAAGGCTTGCAAAAAGAACATCAAAATCGAATTGAAAGGCGAAAAGAGCGCCTGAAAATATATAGTTTAGTGCCAAGTGCCTCCGGGCAATGCCTGGACGAAGCGTGCCAAGTGCCGATCAGTTACCGAGGAATCCTCGGTAGTTGGTCGGCATTTTTTATTATTCTGGGGGTGACGGAGTGACTGAAAACGATACTGTTCGAGCTATATCTGAGTGGCCGGTCAATGGTTTGACGGGTCGGCGCAAAATCTACACGGCAAAAAAGAAAGTCACCCCGGAAAATGTGGTGGAGGTGCTGGGCAAAGCGCTGGCAGTACACAGGATCAACAGAGCGGAAACAGTCTACTTGTATGACTTTTACAAAGGGAAACAGGATATTCGACTGAAAGATAAAATCGTCCGCCCTGAAATCAACAACAAAGTGATGATTAACAGGGCGAATGAGATTGTAACTTTCAAGACGGCCTATCTTCTGGACGGCCCAATCCGCTATGTGTCCAACGGCGGAGAAGATGATGTTTCTGCCGGTGTGAACACGCTCAACGAGTATATGCGTGCTGAGAGCAAGGACACGCTGGACAAGGAATTAGCGGACTGGATGCACATTTGCGGCGTAGCGGTACGCATGGTGCTCCCTGACAAAGCTGGTGAGGAGGACGGTTCCCCGGTATCCATCTACACACTCGACCCGCGAGCGGCGTTTTGCATCTACCACAGTGGCGTAGGGCAGAAAAAAGTCGCTGGTGTTCTGGAACAGGTAGACGAGGAGGGCCAGCCATACTTCTGCGTTTACACCCCTGAATGGTATTTCGAGGTGCAGAACGGCCAGATCACTAAGCAGGAGGGCCGTACCATCCCCTATATCCCCATTGTGGAGTATGTAAACAACGATGCCCGCATGGGGGCCTTTGAGCCAGTCATCCCCATTCTGAATGCCATCAACATGATTGAATCCAACCGGCTTGACAGTATTCAGGATTTTGTCAACGCCTTTGATGTATTCCAGAACTGTGAGTTGGAGAACGGCCAGTATAAGGAACTGGCGAAGGGCGGAATGGCAATTACTATCAAGAGCGTTCAGCCCGGCATGGAGGCTAAGGTCTACCGCATTGCCTCTGAGCTGAACCAAACCAACACGCAGACCATTGTGGACGATCTGGAGGATGCATACCTGACCATCTGCGGGATGCCGAACCGGAACGGCGGTTCCTCTACCAGCGACACCGGGCAGGCGGTCATTTACCGGGACGGCTGGTCCGCAGCTGAGAGTAGAGCCAAAGACACAGAAAAGACCTGGGAACGGTCGGAGCGGGAGTTCCTGCGGCTGGTGCTGTATATCTGCCGGGAGACTGGCGATTTTGGCTTGCAGTTGTCCGACATCAAGCCGGAGTTCACCCGCAAGAACCTGTCCAATATTCAATCCAAGGCGCAAGTGCTGGCGGAGATGCTGAATAACAGTAAGATTCACCCGAAGCTGGCGTTCCAGTACAGCGGGCTGTTCAGCGACCCCGAGGAGGCTTTTAGGATTTCTATGGCCTACTACGAAGAGAACCAGCGCAAGATGGAGCGGAGCCTGCGGAATGAGCTGGCGGCGGAACGGGACAACGGGGACAATCTGTCCAATCCGCAGGATGGCGGCGGTGATGCTGAATGAGCGGCTACTATGACCTCACAGACAAAGCCATCGATATTTTGAACAGGAGGGCGGTCAAGCGGTTTGAGGATGCCAAAGACGAAGCGGCGCTGGCGAAATTTGATGAGCTCAATGTGCTGGAAGTCACCCGGACGCTATATGACCAACTGCGCAAGGACAACCAAGATGTCTTTCTTGAACTGGCGCAAGAGCGGTATCAGGAGGCCGAACCGCATGGAGAAGAACCGCCTGATTTAGCGTGGCTGCTGGCTCTGCTGGCGGCGTACAACGCTGTGACGAAGTATCAGTATTCCCATGAATGGGAGCGCAAGCGTGACCGCACAGCGGAGGCTATTAACTCGACCACCGCAAAGGTCACAGAGTTTCGACGGGGCCTTTCCTACTGGGCGCAGATGACGGAATGGTATGCGGCGGAAGTCACAGACCAATCCACACTGAAAGCA